TAAAGGGTAGATGTGGCTTTTAAGGGCTATTTTAAAGCGTTTAAGGGCTATATATAAATATATGGGAACTTTATTTAATTTAAAGCGTATAAGCAAACTTTTGCTATGTGGAAAAGATGTGGATAACTTTTTTTAAAAAACTTGGGAACCTAAAACAATAATAATAGTATATAGGGTATAAGATTAATAATTTAAGGAAGAAAAAAAATGACTAAAAAGAACTATATTAAATTAGCAGAAATAATAAAAAGTAATACTGATGAAATGGAATTAAATATTGATTGGGAAAATTTTATGAAAGATTTATCTTCATATTTAAAATATGATAATCCTAATTTTAATAAGGATACTTTTTATAAAGCAGTAGAAAAATAAAGGAGGAGAAATGATGCAACAAATGTTTAAAATAGAACTTAAAAATAAAAATAATCCTGTATTAATAGAAGTTGTAGAGGGGGATTTTTACGACGCACATAGCAAACATTGGGATTTATTACAGGGTATTTCTTTAAATAATTACAGAGGTTGCCCAACAATAGAAATAGATAAGGTGGTAATTACTGATTTAAATACCTCTAAAATCCATTATATCGTAGAATATCCTCAAAGTAGCACCAATCCAAGCAATTTAAATTTTGATGAGTTAGAACACCTGTTAGAAGAACATAAAATGGATATTATATAATTTGCATTGTGGATAACTTGTGGATAAAAAAAAATATAAAATATATGGGAACCTAACCGCCCCTAAGTATTATAAGGGGTATAAGATAAACTTTTTCAGAGGAGAAAAAATGGAAATATTAAAAAGTAAGATTTTGAGTTTAGATGTTAGTTCATCTGTTAAGTCTATGCTATTAAACAGACTTACTAAAATTCAGGGTTGTAAGGTGTTAATTAATGGTAATAGTGTTGAGATAGTGCCTAAGTATTTTAAAGAGTATCAGAAGGGCATTAATGGGCGTTATTACGCTACTAGTGTAATGAATATGAAATGGCTCAACATTGATAATAAATATACTGAAAATATTATAGTTCAGTAATATTAATGGGGTTGGGTTGGGGTTTTCAAAATCTCAACCCATTTCCAAATTTCCAACCTGTCGCCGTGGCGGGGGGTATTCGCAAAAAAACAACCTCACACAAAATCGGCTAATTTTTTTGGGAAATTTTTTTCAGCATTAGGGTACCCTAGTATTAGGTTCCCTAATATGTAGTGTGTGTCTTGGGAACCCTAATTAGGTTACCCTAATAGGAATACCCTAATAGGGATACCCTAATAGGGTAATACCCTAATACGACAACCTGAAAGAGGTTCTTTAAGATAAGGTATTTTTGTTCCTTTTCCTAATACTATTTTCACTTTTTTTAATTTTTCTCTGTTTTTGAGACTTTACGTAGATATTTATTGTAAACACTTGACGAAAGATTGTAAGTTTTAACAAACATAAGGAGACATTAGTATTATGAAAGATAAAGTAAAAACACAAATACAACAGTATCAACAACAGTTTGATGAGTTGCTAAGTAAAAGAGACGAGTTAGTTGCTGAGATAAATACAATACAACAAGCAATGGAACAAGTCAAAGGTGCTTACGCTGCTTTAAAAGGTCTTGCAGAAGAAGACAAACCTAAAAAAAAGAAAGATAAAAAATAAATGGAACTCAATGAAAGCATAGAACGTATTAAGTTTCTTGTAGAGAAACTACGTGGTGCTGAGATATTTGCAGAAGAACCCTATGTATTAGAACGCATCATAGAACTATTTGAAGTAGTAGAGATGATGGATACACCTGAACTTGTAGGGCAGGATGATATATGGGGGAGTTCAATAAGTGAAGATGGCAAAAAAATCAAAGCTTAAAAGAGCAATCGTCTTTCCTGATGTGCACTTTCCGTTGCACGATATGAAAGCATTATCTTGTGCATTACAAGCAATCAAGATTGTCAAACCAGACATCTATGTCAATATAGGCGATGTGGGAGAATGGCATCACTTCAGTCCTTGGAAGTATAAAGGAAAGAAGTTGCCAGACTTAGAATATCAAATCCCATTCCTAGACCAAGACATCAGAGATGTGAATGCTGGTTTAGATATTATTGATTACGAATTAAAAAAGCACAAGGTCAATGAGAAGTATATGCTTCAAGGAAACCACGAACTCTGGATGGATAACTTTGTAGAACGTTACCCATATATGCAAGAGTATACCTTTCCAAAAGCTTGTAAGCTAAAAGAAAGAGGGTATAAGTATTATGAATACAATCTACCTTTAAAATTAGGTAAGATAAATTTTATACACGGTACCTACGCAACTACTTATCACGCTAAAAAACATCTTGAAACGTATGGAGCCAATATTATGTACGGGCATACCCACGATGTTCAACGACATACCTTAACCAAATTAGATGCAGGAACTATTGGAGCTTGGGGAATTGGATGTCTGAAAGATATGTCAAGAGAAAGCAACAAGTGGTTGCGAGGTCGTTTGCATAATTGGAATCACGCATTCAGTATCATTACCTTTTTCCCAGGTGGGAACTTCCAAGTAGAAGTCGTTGAGATTGTCAATGGCAGATGCGTGGTATGGGGTAATGTTGTTGAAGGCTAATGCATAAACGTATTATCAAAGGTGTCCCTCGTTATGTATTTGATAACGAGCAAGAGTTTAGAAAGATATTTCCTGATGCAGAACTTGTTCAGGATTGGAGAGATGGAGAACCAAATGATTGGGTGCTAACCGATGATGGCAAGGTTACACAGATTCTTCGTAAGAAGAAGATGAAAAACACTACCCTTAAAGCAATAGATGATTATTATATCACATTGCTTGGACCTTGTTTTCGTTCAGGAACGATGGAGGGAGCACCCAAAAAAGATTATAACTCATTCAAGAAAAGGACTAACATAGAAGAAAAGCCTTTGTCTTGGAGAGAGATTCGTTTTGTGAAGATGATAGCACACGGCGAAGCACCCGTTCAAGCATACTTAGAATGTTTTGAAACGAATAATAAAAACACAGCATCTGTGAAATCATCAATGCTGTTAAAACAAACTAGGATAAAAGAAGAAGTGGAAAAAGAAATAGAAGAATTACTGACTGATATTGGTATTGACAAACGCTGGACATTAGAACAGGCAAAGGATATTGTAGAAAATCCTGACACCTCTGATGCAGTAAAGCTAAGAGCTTTGGAAAACTTTATGAAGATACAAAGTATGTATCCAAAAGAAAAGAAGTCAGAGCAGTTACTACTTGGTCAAGCCTTTACTGGGTTTAGTAAAGAAGAAATCTTACAACTTAGTGGAGTGAAACAAATTGAAAGTGGAGAACAAGAAGATTAATATTATCCCATCTGCGTCAGAAATGTCTGACAGAGATGAGATATTAGCCAAAGCATACAAAGACTTAATCTTTTTTGGTCGTGTATTCTTACCACAAGACTTCTTACACAAATCTGAAAGTCCACAATTCCACCACGACCTAGCCAAAAAACTAATCCAACATAAACCAGGAGCACGTATTTGTAACGTGATACCTCGTGGTATGGGTAAAAGTATTTTATCTAAAGCTGCTATTATGCATAAGTTTCTATTTGCTGAGGAAGACAAACAAAACTTTGTGGCTTGGGTATCAGAAGAACAAGGTCAGTCTGTAGACCATTTGAAATATATACGACACCACTTTGAAGAAAATGAAATCATAAGATATTACTTTGGTAATATGGATGGTGGTTCTGTTGGAAAGCGTTGGACTGAAAAAGATATTGTTACACCCAAAGGAGATAGAATTATAGCCAAAGGTTCTGCACAGAGACTTCGTGGTAGAGCAGAGGTAGGTGTAAGATATACTGGTATTATTCTTGATGACTTTGAATCAGAGTTAAATACCAAGACACCAGATAGAAGAGCAGAGTTAAAGAAGTGGATTGTATCTACTGTGTTTCCATCATTAGAAGAAACTCCAGGTAATGAAGGTTGGATATGGCTGACTGGTACGATTGTACACTATGACTCATTCTTGCAAAACATTGTTGATGGATGGAAAGAGGCAAAGAATGATAACAGAAACTATCCTTGGGATTTAACATTTCATAGAGCCATAGAAGATGGAAAGCCTTTATGGAAAGACCAGTTCCCATTATCTAAATTAGAAAATAAAAGAAAAGAATTTATTGAAGCAGGACTTGTAAACAAGTTTGCTCAAGAGTATATGAATGATGCAAGAGACTCAGCATCCGCTGCATTCAAAGTAGATAGAATACAATATTACAATCATAAGTTTGAAGTAAGAGACAGGT